TAAGAGGAGCCAAAAAAGACAAATCAAAGGAAAATAGTAAGGTAGATTTAGAATTAGATGCTGATAAGCCTTTACATTCGCTTGAAAAAGCATTAGAATTAGCAGATAAAGATGGAATAAGCATCTTTGAAGCAATAAGAAAAATAGATAATGAGTAATATTTTATCTAAACAGGAGTGCCCTAAATGTACAGGGAAAATGTTTCTAAATCAAGATAAAGATTTACAATGTTTATATTGTGGAAAAATAATAGTTTTAAAGATTAGGAGAGGTTATGATACCGGAACAGGCAAAATCAGAGATAATAAGAAAACACGCAATGGGGGAGACTTGGACAGCCATAAGGAATTGGTTGGAAGAGGAGTATGGAGTGAAGGTTCACAGAACAACCATTTCAAGATGGCACGCAAAAGAGGTTTATTCAAGACCTATTAAAGAAGAAGAAGATATAGAAATTGAAGTAAACCTATCCGAAGAAGATAGAATAAAACTAGATAAGAAAGTTGTTACTCATAAAGCTGAAGCTAAATACTTTAAGAAAATGTATGAGAAAGTTTTAAAAGAGAATACAAGAGTTGATCTTATCATAGAAGCTATCCAAGATTATGCCCCTGCTTTTAAAAGTCAACCTAAAATTAAATACCCAAAACCCAAAGGAAAAGTAAGAGGGAAAAGCCCTGTAACAGCTATTGCTCCTTTGACTGATACTCACGTTGGAGATGTTGTTCGTGTTGATCAAATGTTAGGATTAAATGCTTATGACATAGATATTTTTAATAAAAGGCTATATGGGTGGGCTGAACAAGTATTGAATCTAACTAACTTCCAAAGAACCCATACAGAAGTCACTAAGTTAGTAGTCCCAATGCTTGGGGATATGATTAGTGGAGATATACATGACGAATTAGCTAGGACAAATGCAGACAATAATCTAGGTCAAATGATTAGAGGGGCTAATTTAATAGCTCAAGCTTTAATGTCTCTAGCTCCACATTATGAAGAAATAAGAGTTCCTTGTGTTGTAGGTAATCATGGTCGTATGACTAGAAAAATACCTGCTAAAGATAAATATTTAGATTGGGATTACATGTTGTATCAATGGGTAGCAACTTTTTGTAGAAATCAAAAGAACATAAAGTTTGAAATACCGAAAAGTTTTGCTCATATCTTTGAAGCAGCGAACAGAAAATTCCTTATTTTACATGGAGATTCTATAAGTGGTTCAGGAAGTTTAGTAGGAATGAATAATTCAGCTGCTAAATTGAGAGGGGTATTGCAATATAGGAAAGGTCTAGAAGAAGAAGTATCTAGGCTTAATATAGATAGTGCTGCTCCAATAGGATATGATTTTGATACTGTTATGATGGGACATTTCCATAGAGTAGATGAAATAGATATTGGTACAGGAGAGTTATTTATATGTGGAACTATGAAAGGTGGAGACGAATATGCCTTAAATAGACTTCATTTAATATCTAAACCTAAACAAATCATTACTTGGTGGCATCCTAAATACGGATATCTAAGCAAGAATGTTATATATTTAAACCGATATGATTCAAGCGAAGAAGCTTTTGAAGATGTTTTACCTGAAATTTGGGCAAGCTAGAGGAAAAATGTACACTTCGTTAGTATAATATACAAGAGGTGGACATGTCTTTAGATAAAGTTTTCAAGAAAACATTCAATAGATTTAAAATTGATACTTTACAAAAGGTAAAGGAATCTGCCCCTGTAAAAAGTGGAAATCTTAAAGAGTCTATAGCTGTAACAGGGAATTATCCTAAAGCTATTATCTCTGTAGCTGCTCCTTATGCATCTGAAGTTAATAAAGGTGTAGGAGAAGATAGAAAATTTACAGGAGATTATACAGTAAATAGAAAAGCTTATCAAAGAAGAACTAAGAATGGAAGAATGTCCTATGTATCGGCTTCTTCCTATACTCTTAGGGATAAGAGACCTGTAAAAGTATCTGAAGGTGTATATAGAACTCTCTCTGAAGTAAAAGGTTCAGAAGGTTCAGGATTTATAGATAAACACGTTGAAGATGCTAGCGAAAGATATGAAAAAATCTTAAAAGAAGAATTAGCAAAGTATTATAGAGTTAAATAAGGAGAAAATTATGGCAGAATCTATAAAAATTACGCCTGATCAAGAGTATATAATGTCTAGACATTCTAAAATGGTAGGAAAAGTTTTAGATTTAATAGAAGCTTCTATGCCTGAAGGCAATCAATGTGAAAAAATGAAGAAATTAATTCAACAACCTTTATATGATTATAGAAATGAGATGTTGAAATTCATTTCCGATGGTCAAAAAGTAGAAGATAACTAATTATTTCCTATTCAATTTGTGAAATTTTTCACTTTTCATAGTATAATATAATTGAGGGGTGTTACGCCCTTTATTTTATAAATTATATTTAACGAAGGCCGGGAGTGGCTTAGACCAGCTTTCCAATTAAATAGTTAAGTTTTGGAATGGAGGAACTTATGTCTGACGAAATCTTAGCGAATCTAGAAAAACACATGGAAGGCAATCAGCTAGCTCTTGCTGCTGTAGCAGAAGTGTTACAAAAGATGGATGCTCGATTACTGAAAGAAGAAGAAGACCAAGAAGAGGAAGAAATGGAAAAGGCAGCTATACAAGAAAAAGATGCTTTAGTTAAATCCGTTACTCAAGGCGTTATCGCTGCGTTAAAAGCAGATCAAGGTATGGATGTAGATGGTGATAAAACTAGATCAGCTTCACAAGGCCCAGCAGGCCAAGCTGATGAAGAAAAACCAGCTAACCCTACCACAAAAATAGAAGATCAGCAAGCAACAATTCAAGCTATGCAAAAAGCTGACGAAGAAGATGACGATGAAAAAGAAGAGAAACCTGCTATGAAAGCAGAGGATGACAAAGAAGAAGAAGACGATGCTGAAAAAGCAGATATGGCAAAAGCTAAAGCCATGGGTGATGACGATGATGATGATGACGACATGGAAAAAGCTGAAGACGACACAATAACAGCAATGAGAAAAGAACTTGATGCACTTAAAAAACAATTAGGTGATGCAGAGTCTAATATCGAAAAAGCTGTTCAGGAAGAGTCTGAAAGCCGATTAAGAAAAATGGGATTCAGAGAAGAAACTTCTCTACAAGCCCCTAAACTTACTCATCCACTAGGAACAGATGGTACTACACCTATCGTAAAAGGAGATAATCCTGAGAATACTGTAGACCAACTTGCTTCTCTTTCATATAAAGAATTGAGAGACCTACAAAGTAAAATTGAAATGGGCGATACCGATGGTGTTCCACGAGAACTAATTGGTAAATAATCATTACAATTTTTAATTATTTTATAAACACAGAAAAAACATGAGGAAATAAATATTATGGCAAATCCATCCTTATCGGAATACGTTTCCCAAAGTCAAAGAGGCTTATACTCTTCAGTATTTGGCCCTGAATACTTAATGAAGCAGACCTACTTTACTGTAGATACTGCAACAGGCATATTCAATACGACTTACGGAAGAAAAGTATGGCAATCGTTGAATAACCAAACTCGTGCTTTTAATGCAATACCAAGAACTGTATGGGGTAATACAGCTGGTTGGAGGATCAGAACTGACAGAGGTTCAGGAAGATCACGACCTGTTACTGAAACAGGAACTCTACCTACTGTTGACGTTTCAAATATAGAAAGCGTCAGCTCCCTACCAAAGATTGTATCAACAACCTTTGGAGCATCAGTCAAGTCCGTATTTACTGCCCAATTAGAAGGTGGTGTAGGTGACGTATTAGCATTAGAAAACGAAAATGCTCAACTTGACCATGTAAAAGAAATGAACCAAGAACTATTAGCTGGTTCTGCATATATGGCATCAGGAGGTACAACTACTACAACAGTACTTGGATCAAACTCTACTGAAGCAGCCCACTTTAAAGTAGGCGACACAGTAGGTTGGTATGATGCTTCAGCAACAGCTAACATTAAAACAGACGCTAGTGCAACAGTATCTAGTGTGTCTTCAGCAACAGTTACACATACTGCTGCAGGAGTAACAATAGCAGACGGAGACGTTATCTTCGCTTTGAGAAGAGCTGGACTAACTTCCCTTGATGACATTGTTTCCGAAGACGGAATGGCAGTAGGTGGCGTAAGTGCTTCACCTTCAGCTTATGACTTAACAGTCGCAGGAAGAACAGCAGGAGCATGGAATGCAGCTGCTAGTGCTTCTTACAATAGTGGTACAGGAAGAGATTTATCTCTAAACCTTTTAGATACTGCTATCCAAAAAATTAGAACCAATGGTGGTGAACCAAAAGTAATCATCATGGGTCATGATCAGTACTTCAAGTTAGAGAGACTATTAAACTCTCAACAGAGGTATATGGGACAAGAAGAATACCAAGTTGGTGTCGGATCAGAAAAGACTTTCCCCGGTACTAGAACAGGTCTTGTTCTTGCAACTTATCAGGGTATTCCAATATTACCTGATGCAGATACTCCGAAGTCAATTAACTCTTCAGATACTGCTTTAGGTTCAAACGTTTACGTTTTGGATACCGACTATCTCGAAATTGCTATAGCTCAACCTACTCAGTATGTTGAGAATAGAGACTACTTCGCAGCCAATGCTTTGGTTGTAAGAGGTCTTCTTTACACTATGGGTGAAATGAGATGTCACAACTTCTTTGTACAAGCAAAGATTGCTGACTTAAACAGCTAAAACATATTTTATAAGGGGTGGAATTGATCTACCCCTTATAAATATTATTTATTTATTAAAATTTAACCTTAAATATTAGGGGGAAATAAATGGCATTATCAATAACAACGTCATCTAATGGAGTAGACTATCCATCAGGAGTTATAGGTGACTTAAAATACAAGGTTATCGAGCTTACATTTGACTCTTCATATCCTACAGGTGGTGAATCACTAGCTGCTAGCGACATTGGATTTGATCAAATTGTATTAGCTCAAATAGAACCTACTGATGGAATGAGTTTCGCTTATGACTATACAAACAATAAAGTAAAAGCTTATGGAGTAGCTCCTCTTCCTGTGAAAATAAAAGATGACGATTCAGCAGCTTCTAACGGAGTAGCTGTATATGCTCATATTGATACAGTAGGAACAGATGCAGATAGAAAAATAGCTCACTTAGAATCAGTTACAGCTAATAACGCTACTGTTTACTTTACAGGTACATCTTCCAATAGTGCTACAGGTACTATGTGGGATGATGACGCAGCAGCTAGTAGTGGACTTCAAGTCTATGTAGACGAGAATGGAGATACTGATTTATCAGGAGCTAAGTTCTTAGTAGATAACGACACTACAGAAACTGACTTATATGTTCCTTTGAGTGATGGTTCTTATTTAACTTTGTTTAATGACGACTCTGCTTCATCTAATGGAGTAGCTGTTTACTTCGATGACAATGCTTCTAACACTTATGATAAGTGGCTCTTGGTAACACCAAGTAACGCTGATGTATCCGTTCATACATCTACAGTAGTAAGTGATAGATCAGAATCAACTGAAGTACAAGCAACAGGAAACTTGTCATTACAGACCAGCATAAGAGCTTTTATACTAGGTCATTAATAATTAATTTAGAGTATTGTATTGAATCATCAATTAATTTTGATGGTTCAAACAATACATATTTATATATGAGGAGATCAAATGTCCGAATTTAATTTTTCAGAAGGATGGAATGGTTGGGAAAGAGACCCTAGTACACGAACTAGTGTACATGCTTTTACAAAATACTATCCTTTTAGAGCAGCCACTTCTACATCAGCTTCAACGCTTTTAACTGTAGACAGAGGAATACCTTCTGTAAATTTGGTAACTAATCCAAAGATTGAAGATTCAACTATTAGTATGTATACTGCTACAGGGTCTGCTATTTCAAGAAGTACGGCTCAAAAATCTACAGGAGCAGCCTCTTTATTAGTTAATCCTGAAAACTCAGCAGTAGGGGAAGGAGTCTATTGGACATCAGATACCTTAGCTGCTAATTATAATCAAGGAGAATCTTTTTTAATGGCTACTTGTGAAGTCAGAGGGGCTTCTGCAAGTGGTACTGTACATATACAGATACAGGATTCAAGTGGAACTGCTTTAGCTACATCAGATACACATACCCTAACTACAGGTTTCGTTAAAATATCAGTAGTTTATAAACTACCTAAAACAAGTGATCCAGCTGCTTACAGAGTAGCTATTCTATCTCAAGCTCAACACAATATAAATTGGTATGTAGATAAAATTCATGTTGAACAAAGAGCAGATGGAAGCGTAGTTGACTATGTTGATGGGGGTCAAGGAATTAATTATGAATGGGAAGGAGCAGCTGAAACAACTAAATCAAGAAGAAGAGCTGGTTTGGAAGTAATAAGAGGAATTTTTATTAGAAATGAATCTACTACAGCAGCTGATATAGTATATGTAGCTTTTGATCAGACAGCTACATCAACAACAGGAATAGCAGTACCCGGTGCTTCTGCAAACGCAGGCCCCAACGAATTCTATTCACAATGGCCATTAGACTTTAGAAGTAAAGTTTCGGTCATAGCAGCCCAAAACACTCCCACAGTTAGTGGAGTAATTTGGGGTATTCATTCAGGATAATATTAATTAAGGAGAATAATTTATGGCTTCAACAATTTCAGCAGCAACATTAACAGTAACAATTACTGAAGCAGTAACCTTAAATGGTTACGATCAAGGCTCGTCAAACAGCTTAACTATATCTAGTGTTAACGAAGTAATGAAAAGAATTGTAACTTGTACAGCGAGTCAAACTACAACTCTTGTAACTTTCGCTGCTAGTGTACATACATCAGTACATGCATTAGATGTGGAAGATACTAAGTATATTAGAATAACAAATAAAGATGATACCAATGCAATAGAACTAGCTGTAGTCGGAGCAGCAACATTATATCAAGTAGAGCTTGGAGCAGGGGAAAGCCATATATTGGGCAATCCTGATGCTGTAATGTTAGCTGAAGCTGATACAAGCCCAAGTTTTGGAACAATGGCAGACATAGCTAGTATTCAAGTAAACCCCGGTGGCAATGCTGTAGATGTAGAACTATTTGTAGCTAGTGCATAAAGGAAATAAATTATGACAACTGAAATAGATAAAGATACTTGGTCTAAAGCTTTATACCAATTCGTAGAAGATGATGCTGAAATCCTTCCATTAGAGAAAGCAACTGATGGAAGAACTACAATGGATGAAATTGGGGGAGCTTTAGAAGAATATAAAAAATTATTTAAAGCAGGAATAGCCTCGAAAGCTGAGATATTAACTCTATCAAGAGCTTTTCCTGATAGCCCTGAATATACCGAAGCTGCTAAACCTCTCCTAGATGGAGAACCTATGGTAGTTGGAGGACCG